CCATGATAATATAATTTTAGTTAACATATATAATATACAAAAAATATCCGGAATAAAAAAATCCCTAGAGTAATTTCCAGGGATTCTCTTGTTTTTTATCGTAGTAGATTATTTGAAAATCCAAGCCATAGAAAAACCAATGATAACCATAATCCAAACTATAAAATTTGCTATCTGTCTACCCTCTACATCATCCTGCCAAACATTTGACATCTTGTTATAGATAGGCTTAGTCAATGCATTCTGAAAAAAGAATAACACCAATAGAGTAACAATGCCGACAACAAATAATATAGTTTTGAGTATCATAAATTATCTATTCTTCTCTGTAAATATACTAAAGCTTTTTGAAGATCCTCCTTTTTTGTAGAAATATTTTTCTTTCCAGCTCTAGCTAAGTACTTGATTACGTTGCCCAAATAGAAATCTTGGTCTAGTTCCCAAGCCTCTAATACTTTGAATACTTCATACTGGTTATCTTTACCCCCATAGTATTTTGGCCTAGGTCCTTCATCAAGGCTTACTACTCTATCTGAAATATCTTTTGCTTTAACAGCCATCATTACTGCTGTAGGACAAGGTTCATCCTTGTTAACAATTCCGTGTGCCATAATACTATAAGGTGTTACCATACAATAATCACATCTCCTTCGTTGAGAACAAGTTTGATTTCACCATCAATCTCAATACGTTCTACAACCTCCATATTCAAAGAACTTGTACGGACATATACTTTGTCCCCCACTTTGATTTCTTCTACTTTATCCCCTATGGCATAAACATTCAGTTTATTCCAAAGCTTGGCTGCCTCCTGCATAATCATATCCTCATCCTTTGCAGTCAACTGGATTGCAGATTCTTTTCTTTTTGGAACATCCAATAAAATGGTTCTTCCTCTTAGTTGTTTAAACGGTTTCATATATTCAATTTACATTATTACGCATCATACTTACCTGTGGTACTCACAGACACATCCATTGCTTTCTCTTCTGGTAGACCATCCAAGATATTCAACTTAATCTTTTCTAATAATCCCACTATAGCAAGATTACCATAAACATCTTCTCCAATCTTTACCTCAAGACCGTTTTCTTTTTCGGTGATAGACACCAACACTTTATCTGACATATTTAATAATTTACACAATTCATCATACAGTTCTCGAGCACGTAGATTTCCTTCACCAAGATCTCTCACATCTTTGGTGATCTTTTGCCACAACAATTTCTGTTGTGCTGTCATCTCAATAAATAAAGATTGAATAGAACATAACAAGACTGTTGGTTGAACAAATATATAAACTTTTCTGGTTTAAACTAAAAACCCCGGAAAAATTTCCAGGGCTTTCAGCAATTAATTTAACCTTAAACATTATGAACAATACAAAGATACTAATTTTCATTATCATAAAACATTCTGTCAGAATCTTCAGTGTGCCATTTCTCATAGTCTTCCACATTGTAGAATTCATTACAGACTAGATAGTCTGGTTTTTCTGGAAACGGTTTAGTCACAAATGAAGGTTCAGACCATTTAATACGATTATTAGGCTGCAGTGCAATCTGACCATTATCAAGAAAGATAATATGATGACTCTTATGTTCTGCAGGATCTTCAGACAAAGTAAGATCAGTATTCAGATCATTACTCCCCCAGTTAATTGTAGCAAAGTATTTCCCCGGGTACCACTTTCTATCCTTAGCATATATTTCTACAGGAGCATCCATCAGATAGTTCAACTGCAGTAGGGTGAAGTTGTAAGAAAAGCAATTCCAGATTTGAAGCACATGGAACGGCAGATCTGGTTTTGGTAACTCAGGTTTGGTAAGCAATGCATGTGAGGGTAATTTATCCCTGACTACTCCATTCTCCAAGAGTACTTGAAACAATGCTGCCTGCCCCGGCATACATCTTACTGAAAGGATTACCCCCGGAGTAAATTCCCCGAGTCCTTTCTTACCTTGATACATGTACTCATTACGTACATAGATCTTGATAGGAAAAAAATTATGCTCTATATATGCCATAGAGTAAAGTTACTCAAATAACCCAATAATCCTAGTCATAATATGAGTATGAAAATAAGCTTCAGCTTCATGTTCCTCATCCCTATCCAAATAAGTAGGCAAATACTCCTGACACAGATGCAGTACCTCATGTGCTAGTGTAACCACATGATAAGGATTCTTAAAATCCAGATCCTTCTTAAGAATCAACAACCTAAAATTATTCCCCGGACAGTTAGGCAACTTACCACTAGAATAATGTCCTTGCATAGTAGATGACTCATCCATTGCATCATCCAGTGCCTTCCTACTATCCCTAAAGCAGTTGAGATTATCATTATACCAAACAAAGTGTTCCCGGATCTTTGTTAAATTCTTCTCTGCTGTAGTAGAGAAAATATCCTTGAACCACTCCACCACTTCCTCATACGTATACCCTTTTACCACAACTAACCTTTCAGTACTATAGGGATACAAAGGAATTGCATCAATAAAATATTTTGCCATAATGTTGGTTTCTTGCTTTGACAAACCTCCCGGGGGTAAATGAATGAAAACCCCCCGGGTCAGTCTGTTTTAATCTGTAGCAAGGTAAAGGTACTTAGTCTGTTTGAGATTTACAACTACGGGAATTGGGTTTGTAACATATAAGAGGTTGTGTGGACCCCCCTATACAAGCCACCCCCCGGCTTCCAAGACAGGTGGGTACCCCCTATCTTTCCAGCCAGAGACTGTCTGTATCAGCCAGAAAAAAACTTTTTTCTTCCTCCAGAAAAAAGTCTTTGTCTGTCTGTCATGGCTAACCCATCAACTGCATACCAAATAAAATATTTGTTATGAAAAGTCAACTACCAACTCTGTCTGCTCTCGTGAGCATCCATCCTTGCAAGTCTCATGACTTTCTTTATGTAATAAAGCAAGTCAATACAGAGACTTGGTTGCCTCGGCTTCCAAAAGCCGTAGTAAAGGATACTATCCAATCTCCTGGATTGTATAATATCATTTACCGGCTTTACAAGAATGCAGCTGGATATGAATCCATCTACATTCAGTCAGCCCAAAAGATTATGACCTCTTAGGAGTTCATAATCTTTTTTCTTTTTCCCTCTTATTGCTAACCCATAACTTATACTGAGTTAAACTGAACAAATGAAGTTTACTTGCAGTATGTAACATAAAGACAGAGTGCATTGCCTTATTGCTTTGGCAAGTAAGACCACAAGAGGATTAGCATCCATAGAAAGAGAGACATGAAGTCTCTCTTTTTTCTTTTCCCTCTTTTGGCTAACCCTTAACTTATCTTGATAATTTATTCATTCATTAAAACTTAAACATTATGGCATTACAAGCAGTTTATGTAAGCAATTACATTAGAAAAGAAGGTGAACAAAAAGGTAAAACCTTCCATGTGTACACTATTAAAGGTACAGCAGAGGAACTTAAACAGTATATGAATACACCGCAGTTTAAGAAATATCCTCGTAAATCTGCAACAGGGGAACCACAGATGCATACAATGTATATGGATGCATTACGTGATGAACTTCCATTGTATCTTAAACAAGATGGTAACTATACATTAGACCAATCTGAAACAAGAAAAGATACTGCAAGATTGGAAATGTTGCAACAAACAAGTACAGTTCTTGCAAGTGCATTTGCAAATAAACTTGCAGATAAAGTATTTGGTGCAGGTAAGACATCTACAAATACTGCAAATGCGTTCATACCAGAACCAGTTGCAAGTGGAGATGATGCTACATTGAATGATGATCTGTAGCATGTGGAATGATAAAGTAGGACTTAGGTCCTACTTTTCATTTTTTTAGTAAATAGTATTCCCTCTATTTGCTAACCCTTTACTTGTTTAGGGAAATAATGCTACCGCATTATTTCTGATTTCTTTAGTAAGTAGTATATGTTGTATGTCTTCATTAAGATATACTCAATACTCAATACTATTTACTAAGATACCAGTATGTATTATTATTATGATACTTACTCAATACTAGATACTGAAGTAGAAGGAAATACTTCTGGGTAAATCCACGGGGGAAATACGTTTATAAGAGAGTGTTTTATTTACATTCCTACTATCACCTCTACTATAGTATCTCTTCTCTATTCATTATCTCTATTATATATATTAAGAATAATTAAAAAATATAGCTAACTTCTAAATAACATAAACATGAATTCAACAAAACAAAAACTATTAGACAATCTAGTAATAGGTATTATTATTGGAGCAGTATCATTCCTTGTATTACAGTATGTGTTAGTACATGTATTCAAGTTTCCGGTTAATGATCCAAATGCTACTCAATCCTATAAGGACGTAGGTGGTAACATTGACATAGAATACTACCTCGAAGTATCTGAAGATTCTATCTGGGTTGAGAATGTACAAAGCCATAAAGTATATGGTGGTACATACTCAGAACTAGATTCTCTTATTCAAGCTGATAACTTATAAACTATAAACATATGAATGCTAATGTTATGATTGCTTCTAGAGAGTATGTAGAACAAGTACATACTGCCGAAACTTCTGTTAATGCAGAACTAATTGAGTTTGCCAAAGATTTCTACCGGCAAAGTCTAACAGACCAACACATCAAAGATATTCTATCTATGTCTATTGAAGACAAGATGTGGTTGATTACTCAATACAGAGAAGAGAGTAAACAATTCTCTCGTCCTGAATTGGATAATCTCTACTAATGATCTTTCCTGAGCATGAATTAAAACTGCTCATTGTTAATGCACCATTCCTGATTCCCAAGGTCAGGCAGTTATAGTTATCTGAACACGGCAGCTAACCTTCACCCATTAATACTGGACTAGGGATTCAAACAGTACGAGCTATGTCTATAACTGAGTGCAGAGGGGCAATTAACTCACAGAAACTTTATTTATCTATTTATTTATTCACTCTCAAAAAACAAACAAATGAGAAATTTATCATCTAAAGGACTATCTATGTCCCAAGCACAATCTATTTCTAACCTATGCAATCAAACTGCACAGGAGATTCAAAGAGAATTAGATTCTTACAACAACTGTAGTAAGTCCATTACTATAGGTGGTCAGACATATGAAATGCAGGAAGGTTCTGTTATTCCACATGACATTGTTGATAAACTGAAAAACAAAGGTGATCTTCATGCTTGTCAAGCTTTCCTTATGGAGGCTATTAAGAGTAAGGAGTCTGAAATAGAAAGACTCCAGAATTCAAGACCTGATTTTTCTCATCTTGAAGCACCGGTTAGACCAGTGGTTCCAGACTTTGAGGTTTTAAATGAGGTATTTGAATCATGGGGTTGGGCTCAGTTATCAGATGCGGAATACAATGAGTATTTGCATGCTGAAGCAATGGCATCTCATTTGGGTCAGTTCATTCATAAGAATGGTAAGCTTACTCAATTGAGAAAAGAATTACCTACTCTACCACAGTTGGAATGGTTCCAGGTAGAAGATGGTAAAAGAACTCCAGTGAAGGTGACTAAGCATCATTTATCTGAAGTGTTGTTGGATATCCATGAGGATATTGCAAAACAACATAGAACTTATGAGCAACGTGTAAACTACTTCAAAGCTAAGGTTAAGAACTTAGTTAGTGATGAGAATGCACGTATTCAGAAGTTGAATGCAGATAATGCTGCAAAGTTCTTAGCACTTGAGAAGACTTTGATGGAACAATATCGTACCGAACTTGATGCTTACCAAGGTGAGTTAACAAGACTTACTATGGAGTTCAATGCTCAACGTGAGTTGGACATCAAAGCTGCTGCTGCATTGAGAATCAATGTTGATCCTAGATTTCAGCATGTAATAGACTTGTTTATTGCA